AACAGCAATACAAGATTACACTGACAATAGTGAAACTACTTTTGTTACACATCTTCCAGACTTTATTAAAGCAGCAGAAGAAAAGATATTAAAGAGTGTTGATCTAGATTATTTTAGAAAAAACGTAACAAGTGCCTTTACTTCATCAGATCAATTCTTAACTGTGCCAGCCGACTATTTAGCGTCATTTTCACTGCAAATAACGACAGCAGGTTCTGAAAGTTTTTTACTTCAGAAAGATGTGAATTTTTTAAGAGAATACACACCAGCCTCCTCTACAACTGGTTTACCAAAATATTATGCACGATTTGATGAAAATAATTTTATCGTAGCACCTACACCAAACTCTAATTATACGTTAGAATTACACTACTACTACAGACCAGCTAGTTTGACAGCAGGTGCAGATAGTGGTACTACTTGGGTTAGTACAAATGCACCGTTTGCCTTGCTTTATGGTTCTCTTGTAGAGGCTTACACTTTCATGAAAGGTGAGCCAGACGTTATACAAAACTACGATAAATTGTATATGCAGTATTTAGAAAGAGTAAAAGATTTAGGCGAAGCAAGAGAAAACACAGACGGATACAGAGTTGGTCTACCATCAAGACCGAGAACATAGGAGTATAAAATGGCAACAGCAAATGCAGCAACCAATTACCTAGAGAGAAGACTATTACATTTCTTATTTAAGAATAATTCTCTTAGCTTTTCTTCACCCGGTGATAGCATTTATGTAGGACTTGCAACAGCAGTGAGTGCAGCAGAAACAGGTTCACTTACTGAAGCAACCTTTACAAATTATGCTAGACAACAAGTTACAGCATCGAACTGGACAACAATAGGTGCAGATTCAACAGACACACAAACTGCGACTAATGCAGCGAATATTGAGTTCCCAGCGTCTGGTGGAACAAACAATACAATAACTCATGTGTTTATTGTAGATGCTTCAAGTAGTGGTAATATATTATTTGTAGGAGCTTTGGATGCTAGTAAAGTTATAGCGTCTGGAGATATTTTTAGAATTAATGCAGGGAACCTTACTATAGAGTTGAAATAATGGCACTCGTATTATCAGACAGAATTAAAGAAACAACAACTACAACGGGCACTGGCACATATACTTTAGGTGGTGCCGTTACTGGCTTTGAAACTTTTACTACTAAATTAAGTAATGCAGATACTACATACTATTGTTGTACCGATGGTGCAGACTTTGAAGTTGGCTTGGGTACATTTACATCTTCTGGAACTACTTTAGCTAGAACAACAATACTTGCTAGTTCTAATTCTAATAGTGCAGTTAACTGGTCGTCTGGCACAAGAACTGTGTTTTGTACCTTACCTGCTGCAAAAGCAGTGTTTTTAGATGCCAGTGGCAATGCTACATTAGGTGCTAATTTAACAGTGACTGGTGATTTAACAGTGACTGGTGATGATATTACAATGGCTACAAATACGGCAGGTCGTATTTTGGTTGCAGACGGAACAAATTATAATCCAGTTGCAGTAAGTGGTGATGTAACTATTGCGTCAAATGGTGCCGTAACTATTGCTGCTGGAGCCGTAGAAAATTCTATGTTGGCAGATGATGCCGTGGGTGCAGACGAACTAGCAGCTAATGCAGTCGTTACTGCCTCTATTGTAGATGATAATGTGACTCAAGCTAAAATTGCAGATGACGCAGTTGGAGCAGATCAACTAGCAGCTAATGCAGTTGTAACAGCATCTATTGTAGATGATAACGTAACTCAAGCCAAAATTGCAGATGACGCAGTTGGAGCAGATCAACTAGCATCAAGTGCGGTTGTTACTGCTTCTATTGTAGATGCTAATGTTACTCTAGCAAAAATAGCTAATCAAGCTGCAAATACAGTTTTAGTAAGAGACGCTAACAGTTCTGGTGTTGTTTCTGCAAAAGCAGTTACAAACACACAAATACTAATAGGTGACGGAACAGGTTTTACGGCTGCTGCATTATCAGGTGACGTAACAATGACAAATGCAGGAGCAGTTACAATAGCTAATGGAGCAGTTGAGAACGCCATGTTAGCAGACGATGCAGTAGGAGCAGATGAATTGGCTGCCAATGCTGTAGTAGAAGCTTCTATTGTTGACAATGCAGTAACATTAGCAAAAATGGCAGGTATTGCTAGAGGTAAGTTGATAATAGGTAATGCTAGTGGAGATCCTGCCGTAATAGGTCCAGGTAGTGCTAATCAAGTATTAACATCAGACGGAACAGATATTGCTTTTGCAGACCCCGCAGGTGCCAGTTCTTTAGCCGCTGATAATTTGACAGCAGGTGATGCAGCAATAAATCTAACCACAACTTCTGGTAATATTACTATTGATGCTGCCGCAAATGATTCTGATATTATATTTAAAGGAACTGATGGAAGTTCTGACACTACGTTTTTAACAATAGACGGAAGTGCTGCAGGCGAAGCAACTTTCAATGCGGGAATAGTTATTGCTGATGCGGGTACTATTGGCTCTGCTTCAGATAAAGATGCTATTGCTATAGCATCCGATGGAGTTGTTACTTTTACTCAAGCACCAGTTTTTCCAGATGGTAGCATAGCAGGTGCAGATATTAATATAGATGGAACAACAGACATAGGTGCAGCATTAGCCGATGCAGATGAATTTCTAGTAGATGACGGTGGTGGTGGCACAAACAGAAGATGTGATATGTCTAGAGTCAAAACATATGTGGCTGATGTTACTTTAACTACTGCCGCTCAGACAAATATAACAAGTGTAGGAACTCTAACTGCATTAACAGTTGATGACATAACAATAAATGGTTCTACAATATCTGACGGTGGTGATTTAACACTAGATGTTGAGGGAGATATAATATTAGATGCAAATGGTGCAGATCTTGTTTTTAAAGATAATGGTACAACCATTGCAAAATTTATAAATTCTTCAAGTGATTTTGTAATAGCTACAGATGTTGATGACAAAGATTTTATTATTAAAGGACAAGATGCAACAAGTGAGATAACAGCGTTAACAATAGATATGTCTGCAGCAGGAGCCGCAACATTTAACAATGATGTTACTGCCTTTTCAGATAGAAGATTAAAAACAGACATAGAGCCTATAGACAATGCTTTAGAAAAAGTTATGAGAATGCAAGGCGTTTATTATAAACGAAATGATACAACCGATGCAAGAAAACAAGTAGGCGTTATAGCTCAAGAAATTGAACCTGTGTTACCAGAAGTGGTTTTAACAGCAGATGATGAAATGCAAACTAAATCAGTAGATTATGGTAAAATTTGTGCTGTTCTTATTGAGTCTATAAAACAGCTTAACAATGAAGTCCAACAGTTAAAACAACAAATAAATAATGGAGGATAACTAGTGGCTATACCTAGTTCTGGACAGTCGTTATCTTTTTCTGCGTTAAGAACAGAATTTGTGGGTGGTAATAGTGCTGTTAATCTTGGTAGTCTCTACCGAGGTGGTAATAATATATTAGCTAAACACCCCACTAATCCAGGAGTTAATGACGCTGCTCCAGTGCCTGCAAGTGGTGCTTTAGATGTAAGCGATTATTATGGAACGGCTAAAAGTTTTAGTTTTACATATTCTAGTAATGCTACCGATCAAGATGTTTCAGATTTATTTGGTACAAATGATTATCAGCTAGACTACCCTAAGAAAGTAGTAATACCATCAGATGTGACATTAGGAACAAATAACACTTCAGAATATGCTTTGGAAGTAGATTCGGGTGGTGATGGAACTATTACTATTATAAACAATGGTACTGTTATGGGTGCAGGTGGAGCAGGTGGCTCTGCAGGTAGTGGAAATAGTGGCACAGGTGGGAATGGTTCAGCAGGTGGAGATGCCATGAAAGCTGCAGTTGCTTGTACTTTTATTAATAACGGAAGCCTCCTCGCAGGTGGAGGTGGAGGTGCTGGTGGTGGTGGAGGTGGAGCAGGTGGTGCTTTGCAACAACAATCTCAACAACAAACCACTGGTCAAGAAAACCCATCTTTTCTTTCACATCCAAACAATTCTTTTGCATGGAAACAAATAAATACACAAGGGGCAGGAGATGTTTCAGCTCCACACACTTTAGGTGGTTTTCCTAGAAATGCTACAGGAGCAAAAGCAGACTATGGTGGAATATCTACTGTTACTTTACCATCGTTTAATTCTACGTCATTCACTCAAGGTAACAATACTTATATTAGAGGTAATCAACATTCTACATCCCATTCATATTCATCTATGGAAGGACAAAATGGTGGGCAAGTTGTAAATTATAATATATCTAGACAATTCCCACAATCTCAACAATCTCAAACACAAGTAGCAGGACACGCAGGTGGTGCAGGTGGTGCAGGTGGTTTAGGCAGAGGTTTTAACAATCAACCCGGTGGTGACTCAGGTGCGAGTGGTTCAGGAGGTACAACAGGTCAAGCA